AAGCGTGGGCTACCCCCGCAATACAAGCCCGGCCCCGACCCGCAAGTAATCCAGATGCAGCAGGCCGGGCAGCAGATGCAGCAGCAGGCACAGCAGCTACTGCGCCAGGCCGATGCGGAAATTGCCCGGCTTAAGGCCGACAACGTGCGGCTGAAGGAACAGGCCACCGAGAAGCAGGGCGAACTGGTGATCGACGAATACAAGGCTGAGACAGACCGCCTCAAGGTGGTCGCCGGCGCCGACCCCATGGCGCTGCAGGTGATCGTGCGGCGGATGGTCGCGGACCTGCTGCAGGAGAACCTGCCGGGTTGGGTGGCGCATCACGGCGCGCTCGAGCAGCAGCTCCAGGCCAACATTCAGGCCGCTCAGCCGCAACCCGCAGGGAATGGCATGGCCAATGGAAACGGCAACGGACAGCAGCCAGCGCCTAGCTGATGCGCTGGCCGAGATCGACCGGCTGCGCGCCCGCATCCTCGAGCTAGAAGCGGCCCTCATGCTCCGCAACGGCACGCTGGGCACGCCACAGCGCTCCGAGACCATCAGCTTCGAATGGAACGTCCCGCCTTCAACCCCGAGGGAGTAAACCCGTCATGTCTCAGTCACAGTCACAGCAGCACCCGCAGCAACACACCGGCGGCGGCGTCATCCAGTCCAGTGGGCAGGATAAGGGCGGCGCCGATCAGTTGCGCCAAGCGGTCGCCGCTCAGCCGACGCTGCCCGGCAGCATCGCAGCCCTGGTCGCCGGCATGGCCGGCATGATCCAGGAAGCGCTGATCAAGGCCGACCCGGCGGCGCTGCAGGGCATGGTCGATTCCATTGCCGGCGACTTTGCTGCCTGGGTGGCGGCGCCGATGGCCAACACCAGCTTTGCCACCCTGACCGCGGCCCCGTTCAGCGCCGTGCCACAACCGGTCCAACAGGCTTTTACCACGTTTGCCCAGCAACAGGCTGAGGCCGAGGCGAAGAAGGCCGACGCACCGGCCCATGGAGGCGCCCAGGGGGCTGCAGCGCGGCACTGATGAGCGAGACCGAGCAACAGACCACACTGGAGCCGGAGGGCGCCACAGCGCCCTCTGAGGCCCAGGAAACGCTCGCAGGCGACGGTCGCCCTGCAGGCGAAGCTCACCCCGGCGAGGAACAGCCGACCGAGCGGGAGAAGGAGCAGGCCACCCGCTATGACAAGCGGGTCGGCTACCTGCGCTCCCAGGTCACCCAGGCGCAGCGCGAGCGCGACGAGATAGCGCAGCGGCTGACCGCACTTGAAGCGCAGATGAGGCAATCGGGCGTGCAGCCGTCGCCGGAGCACCAATACCAGGAGGCGGTGCGGCAGGAAGCCGCCCGGCAGACCGAGGAACAGCGCACGCAGGAGCGCATCAAGGCGTTCCACGACGCAGGTCGGGAGGCGTTCCCTGATTGGCTCGGCAGGATGGGCGATCTGCAGGCCATGGGCGCCATCCCGATCTCAGCTTTGCTGGTCGAGATGGAGGACGGACACCGGGTTGCCGCGGCGCTGCGGGATGCTCCGGACGAACTGGAACGCATCACCTCGCTGCGCGGCGAACGGGCGCGGGCCATCGCGCTCGGCCAGTTCGCCGCACAGTTGGCGGCCAAGCCGACGCGCAACGTGTCGAAGGCGCCGGCTCCGCCCCGGCCGATCCAGGGACGGGCTAACCTGCAGTTTAACGAGCAGCAGGCATCGACAGAGCAACTGGTGGAACACTACAGCCGCCAAGCGATGGAGCGGAGGAGGGGGTGATGGCGAAAGCCACGGACAAGCCAATCAAGATCGGCCCGAACCGGCAGACCGCCAAGCCGCTCTCGCCGTCGCCACGCGGCATGATCCCGACGCCGCCGCCCGGACAGGCTAACAACCCCGATGCGGTCCGCAAAGCCGCCCGCAGCGGGAGGAAGTGATGGCAAAAGGCCAAGGGAAGACGGCTCCGAAGGGCTTCGCGACAGCCACAGTGCGGGCGCCGACCGGCAGACCGCTGGCGCGCATCGTCGCGGTGCCGAAGCCAAAAGCACCTAAAGGAAAGGGTAAGTAAATGGCAGACAAGGCACCACCCTATTGCGACGTCGGCGAGACCTCTGGCGACAAGCGCGCGATGCAATCGCACGAGAGCGCCTTCCGCTCACGGTTGGGTAAGACCGGCGTCTATAAGGCGCCGGCCGGGACTGGATCGAGCAAGGACATGCCGGCGAGCCGGTCTGCTGCCGACAGCGGGCTGCGGCTCGGCGGCAATTCCGGACCGCGCAGCTTCCGCCCGATCAAGACCTGATATGCCACGCATTCTGGATAAGGCCGTGCAGAAAATCGCAGCGCGTGGCGTTGCGAAGGAGCGTGCCTATCCGATCGCCGTTGCGGCGCTCCAGAAAGCTGGCGACATCAAGAAGGGACACCTTACAGCCACCAAGAAGGGCGCTCGACGGGGCGCCATGACGGCGGCTGAACGGGCGGCCACCCGGAAGTAGCCTTTGGCCAACGTCGACCGCTGCGGACGCTAAACGCCAGCGCTCGTGGATCGCAGGACACGGTAAACAACTGCGCTCGCCCTCGCCGGAGGCGGTAAACGCCCGGCAATCCACGTTTCCTCCAATCGTGCCTTGGCTTCTCATCAGCACCCGGCGGCGTTCGCGTCGTCGGGACTGATGGAAGCCTCTCCGCTGAGAGAACGCCCAGGCCAGGCCCGAAAGGCTTCGCCCGTGGCTACGGCAACCAACACGCTTCTGAATATCAACATGATTACGGCCAAGGCGCTCGTGATCCTCCACCAACGCCTCAACTTCGTCGGCTCGGTCAACCGCCAATACGATGAAAGCTTCGCCCAGTCCGGCGCTAAAATCGGCTCCAGCCTCCGCATCCGCATCCCGGTGCAGTTCACCGTCGCATCAACACCGGCACTCGCCATCCAGAACACGGTGGAAACCAACACCACCCTGACGCTCAGTACCCAGAAGCATGTCGACTTTAGCTTTAGCTCGCAGGAACTCACGCTGAATATCGACGACTTCTCGGCCCGCTACCTCGAGCCGGCCTGCGCGGTGCTCGCCGCCAATGTCGAGGCCGACGCACTGACCATGACGAACAGCGTCTGGAACACCGTAGATGGCAACGGGTCGGCCCAGGTCTTCCGCAACGTCCTGCAGGCCCGCAAGCTCCTGCTCGATAGCCTCACGCCACAGGACCAACAGTGGCAGTTGCGGATCAATACCCAAGACAACGTCGATATGGTGGACACGCTGAAAGGCCTGTTCCAGCAGTCGACACAGATCGCGCGGCAATACACTGATGGTGTTATGGGCCTTTCCGGCGGCTTCGAGTGGGCGGAGAATACCCACCTGACGACCTATACACGGGGCGCCGGCACCGGCTATCTCGTGGGCGCGGGCGGCCAGACCGGCGCATCGCTCGCAGTCACCACCGGCTCAGGGGCGATCAACGCCGGAGACACCTTCACCATCGCCGGCGTGTTCAAGGTGCATCCGGAAAGCAAAGTGGTGTCCAGCGTGCTGCAGCAGTTCGTCGTCACCGCTGCCGCATCCGGTGGCGCCGGCACCTGGTCGATCGCGCCGCCGATTACCACCACCGGCGCCTATCAGAACGTGTCGGCCTCCCCAGGCGCTGCCGCTCCGATCACCTTCCTGATGGGCGCGGTCTCCACCGCACATGGTCAATCCCTCGCCTATCACCCGGACGCCTTTACCTTCGCGACCGCCGATCTGGTCATGCCAGGAGGTGTGGACATGGCAGCGCGGGCGCAGAAGGACGGATTGTCTATCAGGGTTGTACGTCAGTACGATATCAACAACGATGTACTGCCATGTCGCTTGGATATACTCTACGGCTACCAGGCGATCCGACCACAGCTCGCAGCTCGCTTGATCGCGAACTAGGGAGGTCGCAATGGCGCAATATCCCACTGTTACCTACCCATCCGGCCGCTCGATCGTCTACAACCTCGGCACCGGCATGCACGACCTTACCGGCGTGCTCAACGGCAACGGCTTCACCGCCTCTACGGTGACCGCCCATGCCGGCGGCGGCCGGGCCGCAGCAACGCCGCTGACCGGAGCGATCAACCTCGTGGCGGTGTGCGCAACAGCCGGCGATAGCGTCATGCTCCCACCGGCCACCGGAGGGCAGTTGCTATGGGTGTCGAACGCCGGCGTGGCCAGCACCCAGATCTTCGCCAACACCGCAGGCAGTGACACCATCAACGGCGTCGCTGCCGGCACTGGGGTCGCCCTGGCCGCCGGCAAGAGTGACGTGCTGATGTCGCCGCTCTCCGGCGCCTGGTTCACCGTCGCATCCGCTTAACTCGCGAGCCTCGCCGCTGCGCCATCCCAACTCCCGCGGCGAGGCCCCTTTTTCTCAATAGCGAGCCATGATCAGCACCGTTGGTGACCTGCTTAATACTGTCCTCAAAGCCTCGGGCATCCTCGGCATCGGTCAGTCGGCTATGCAGGACGACTTGGATACCGGCCTCGATCTGTTGCGCGCGCTCATCGCGCAGTGGCAAAAAAAGCGGTGGCTGATTTACGTCGAGCAGACCGTCTCAGTGCCGACCAGCACCGGCGCGGTTTCGTATTCGATTGGTCCCGGCTGTGACTTCGATGTCGCTGGCCGCCCCGATCACATCAGCCGCGCCTATGTCCGCATCGTCCCAGGCGTGCCACCCAACCTCGTTGATATCCCCATCGAAGTACTCGACTCCCGCGAAGATTACGCGATGATTAGCGTAAAGACCCTCGAGACAATGCCCGCCACCGTCTACTACGAGAGCGGCTATCTAACGGGGCTGCTGTATTTCTGGCCAGTGCCGCCCGCCGGACAGTATGGCCTCTATGTCATCGTCAAGGTGCCGTTGCCGGTCTATGGTTCGATCAACGACCCTCTGAATGTACCGGATGAGTACATCGACGCCCTGCTGTGGTCGATGTGCGGGCGGATGCAGATGTCATACGGGCTGCAGGCGCGACCGGACCATGTGGCGCAGGCCGCCATGGCGATCAACACGCTGCGCCAGGCCAACGCACAGATCCCGCAACTCGCCGTGCCGGCGGGACTCGGGCGCCTGCGCAACGATCTGAGCCTCGTCGGCCACGGCCTCGGGCGCGCATTCATACTCGATCAGGGAGCTGTGCTATGATCGCGGCAGACGGCACCGCCATTTATCCATGGAACCACGGCGAGACGCTGACCGCGAGCGCGCTCAATGCGGCGATTGCGCAGAGTACCGGCGCAGCCTCCGGCACAACGCCACCAGCCAATCCCGCCAGTGGCGACCTGTGGTTCAACCCATCGACCGGGCAGATGTCGGTATGGAACGGCACCGCATGGCAAGCATTGTCATATCTGCCCCTGACCGGCGGCACCATGACAGGAAAACTGACCATTGCCAGCGGCGGTCTCAATGTTCAAAACCTGCCGACCTCCGCAACCGGCCTGAGTTCCGGCGACATTTACATCAACGGAGGCTTTCTGTGCATCATGCCCTGAAAGCCGGGGCACTCCTGGGAGGTCTGCTCTGGGCCAATTCCGTTCATGCGCAGGGCACGTTGCTGCCGACCATGAACGGCATCCACGTGACAACGAAACCGATTGACGCGGGCACGATCAATAACAGCGGTACGCAGCCCGTGCAGATCAACATCGCGCCGATTACCGGAACGTGGCCGGGCGAGGCAACAAGCAGCGCCCCGATGCGCGTGCAGTGCTATAACGATACAGCGCTCGCCCCGTCGGGCGGCGGCATCATTGGTTGTGCTGACATCTTCTATACCTACGGATACGCGGGCGCGGGCGGAACCCGTGTCGGGCTGAATGTTGGCAGCCTGCTAACTGGTAGCGGCACTGCCGACGATGGGTTCCATATGGCCTTGCAGGCGCGAGCCACGGCTGATGCCACGATGGGCGGCTCACATTATCCCGACAGGGCATCCGGCACCGTGGACGGCATGAGTATGTATGCCATTGCCACGGGCAACTCCGGATACATGACGAACGTCAGTGGCCTCGGGGAGATCAACTGGGAGGTTATGTATGGCGGGGCTTCAATCCTCAGCAATGGCGGCCAGTTCACGCGGCTGGCCACCGACTGGGGAACTGTCATTTCGCAGTCCGGGAATGATTTTCAGGGGCGATATGGCCTATGGATCGACAGCCAGGGGCCAGGTCTGGATACAACGTCCGCCGCCAGCATGACCGCGAGTTCGGGCAAAAACCTGCCAGGTTTCCGGTCCCAGATTGCCATGGGCGGCGGGGGGCAGGAAACCACGTTCGATCCCAACAATGGGGCATTCCTGTTCTCGTTCCCGCAGATTTACGCCAACAGCAACGGCTGCACCAGCGGCGTAAGCAACTGCCCCGCGACAATTGGCCCCGCGATGATCAAGCCCCAAATCAGTTGGGACTGGTTCGAGATGGGCAACATCCATATCAACAACGAGACGATGCGGGCGCCTGGGTTCGTCGTGAAAGGCACGGGCGAGACGGATGTCGGCAACCTGTCGATCACACCGACGATAGCAGGAGCCACAATCGCGGTGGCCGGCAGCTATGTCACGGCGGCATCCTATTCGGGCGGCGACCTGTCCAATCAGTTTCAGGTTGGGGAGCTGCTGTATGGCAGTTACACCAACGGCACCGTGCCGGGAGCAATCCTGAAAGTGACCGCGGTGAATGGATCGACCACGACTGGGGTGATGGGCACGCCCACCGCCTTGCAGGTGCTGGATGCCGGTTATTCGAAAGCAACTGCCGCAACGAACAATGCGTCTACGTCGCTTGGCACTGCTGCGAAGTTCATGGGTCACGGGACCAACACCGTGACGCTGACATGGACCGACGCTGTCGATGGCGGCGCGGGGCACGCAGGGTTGAGCCTCGTGCCGACCAGTGGCCGGGTAACGATCGGATCGGGCGCTAATCTTATCAGCCTGGACAACGGTGGAATGGCCGCCTCGAACAACATCGCCAGCGGCGCAAGTGCCGGTTTTGTGGCGGGACCACCCGGTTACCAACTGACTGACGGATCGGGCGGTTACGGTTCTATCTATGAAAGTGGCGGCCTGATGGTGTTCAACGCGTCAACCGGGCAACAGGCCGCTCGGTTCGACATGAAGTCATCGACACCAGGATTTACATTGCTGAACACGACCTCGATTGGCGCCCGCGTGGACCCGACGACGACGCTGGTGGCGCCGACTACGGGAACGACCGTAGTGCTGCCGCAGAACCGCTACACGACGCTGCTCGGTCCCGCTGGAACGCTGGCTTCGCTGACCGTGGAGCTGCCGGATTGCAATGCTACCTACCAAGGGCAAGAGGTGCGATTTTCCACGACTGCGGCGATCACGTCGCTGAGCATCACGTATTCGTCGGGAGGTTTCCCTGGGGGTTATCCAAGCTCGGCGGCGGCTGGTCAGGGGTTCGGGTTTATTTGCAACCCCAGCAATAACGGTTGGTATCGGCTCTATTGATATGAGCGCAAGCATCCCCCGCGACCCGCACGCCCAGCGGGAAGCGACGCCGCAGTGGCAGCCACGCGCCAATGGCGGGAGCCCCGCTGGCAGCGAGGACGCAACGGAAGGAATGAGCCCATGACGCAGCAGGAAGCAGCCCAGCCAATGCGCGCAGCACGATCCAACGGGAAAGAGGCTCACCCAGGATAAATGCCCAAACTCGCACTCACCGGAGGCGCCTACCAAGCCAGAAGTGTGATAGCTTCTGCCCAAAGATCGTTAAATTTATACCCCGAGCCCATGCCGCAGCAGCAGGGCGAGCCGGCCCCTTTTGCGCATTATCCGACCCCAGGGCTGACACTCATTGGCACGATGCCGCAGGGACCGATCCGCGGCCTCCGACAGGCGACCAACGATGCCATCTTCATCTGCGCAGGTTCCGGGATCTACGTTGTCACCGCCACTTCGCCGCTCACGGTCTCCTTGCTCGGCAGCATCACCGCCGGCCTTACCACGCCGGTGTCGATGCAGGACAACTCGACGACGCTGGTCATCGTCGACGGCACGTCGGGCGGTTGGACGGTTGACCTCGCGTCGAATGCCTTCGCGCCGATCAGCGACCCAACCGGGATGTTTGCCGGGGCCGACCGGGTCGACGTCCTCGATACCTACCTGCTGTTCAACAAGCCAGGCACGCCGCAGTTCTACTCCTCGAACAGCCTCGCCGTGACGTTCGACACGCTTTACTTCGCCGACAAGAGCAGTTATCCCGACCTGCTGGTGACGCTGGCGGTGGCGAAGCGCGAAATCTGGCTGCTCGGCGAGCGCACCACCGAAATCTGGTACAACGCCGGCTCCTCCGATTTCCCGTTCGCGCGGATCCCATCAACCTTTGTCGATCACGGCTGCATCGCGAAATACTCGGTGGCGATCTACGACAACTCGATATTCTGGCTGACTCTGGATCGCCAGGGCGCGGCGATGCTGATCCAGGGCGCCGGCTACCAGACCAAGCGGTTGTCGAACTACGCGGTCGAGCAGGCCTGGGCCGACTATCCCACCCTCGCCGATGCCATTGGCTTTGTCTACCTGATCGGCGGTCATACGGTCTACGTGCTGAGCTTTCCGACCGCCGACCATACCTGGTGCTACGACGTCACGACCGGGCTATGGCACGAGTGGCTATGGGTCGACAACAACGGCAATGAGCACCGCAGCCGGTGCAACTGCGCCTATCCGATGACCAGCGGTCAGGTGTTCGCCGGGGACTGGCAGAACGGCAACCTCTACCTGATCGACCATAACAACTACACCGACAACGGCCAGCCGATTAAGCGACAGCGCTCCTGGCAGCACGTGCTGAACGATGGCAAGCGTGTATTTCACCGTGAGTTTATTGCCGACTTCGAGACCGGCATGGGCGGCATAGCACCGCCAAGTCAGCCGCAGACGCTGGTGAAGTGCTTCTTCAATGGTCCGGACGGGACACCGGTCGAAGGGTATTCGCCGTCGCCAATCGAGACCAATGCGACCTGGTATTCGGTCACCGGCAGAGCGGTGCTGCTGGGCAGTGCGGCCGTCAGTCAGAATGGTGCGGCCACCTATGCGTCCAGCGGACCGTTTCCGCCGATCGCGGACTACTCGATCGCGTTCCGGGTATGGCCTGAGCCTACCGCAGACGTCGGCAGCTCAGCGCTGGTCAGCGGGCGCGGCAGCGCATCGAATAATGGTTACTCCGGCGGCATCGAGGTCCTCTCCGGCAGCTGGTATGCTGTGCTCTATCTGGGCGCCGTCCCCGCCGTCCCAATGCCGGTCGGTGTCCCGCCTGCCGGCGGCTGGTTCGACTGTGTGCTGACCATGGTCGGATCGCTGATCACGCTACAGGTGCAGCGCTCGTCCGATGGGTTCTATCTCGGCAACGACGGGCAATGGCACAGCACATCGCGTCCTGCTTTGTCGGCGACGGATACTGCGCTGACCGCGCCCGGACGCATTACGTTCGGGCTCAATGCCATTCCATCCGGTGTGATGGGCACGGAGGACGGCACCGGCACCTGGGTGCTCGAGGATGGCAGCCCTGGATCATGGGAATGGGACGAGGTGCCGACCGACAGCCTGGGTCTCGACAACATCATAGTGACCACCATCCCGACGCCGTGGCATCTGTGGCTGGACTGGTCGGATGACCGCGGCCACACCTACGGCAATCCGGTGCCGCAGAATATGGGTGCGCAGGGCGAATACCTCACACAGTGCCAATGGCAGCGGTTGGGATACGGCAGGGATAGGGTGTGGAGGCTTACGTGGAACGCGCCGTTGCGCACAGCCTTACAAGGGGCATGGTTCGAAGCCCAGCCGGCGCTGAGCTGATATATGGATAGTGGAGCAACCGCATGAGCGGCACCCGCAACCTGGCGGCCTATCTGCCGGCCTCGCCGATCGTGGTCGACGCGCCGAACGGCGAGGTGCGGGTGGAGTGGCGCCATTTCTTCAACCAGCTCTGGGCCCGCACGGGCGGGCCGGTGGGGACGCCACCGACCGCTGCTGGCGTTTTGTCGTGGAACGGCCGCACCGGCGCGGTAACGCTGCAGGTTGGCGATGTGACGCCACTGGTGGATAGCATCTACGTCAACGTCGCTGGCGACACAATGACCGGTCCGCTGGTGCTGTCCGGCGCTCCGGTCAATCCGACCGATGCCGCCGATAAGGCGTATGTGGATGCGCAGATCGCGGATCTGAGCGATGTGTATATGCGCTGGGTGCCTTATACAGGGCCGCCGCAGAGCTTCCTCAAGCAGGACCTGACGCGTGATGGCGACTGGACGATGGTCGCCAACAAGGACACGACCAGCCGGCCGGCGCCACAACCTTCGGGTACCGAGGAAGACCTGCTGCCGCCCTGGGTGCCGGTGGTCAATTCCGCCCGCGCGACCTACACGGTCTATAACGAGTGGACCCTCAGCACGGCCGGCTGGATCGACCAGTACGGCGGCGACGTGCTCACCCAGAACCTCAACGCAACCCATACGATAACGCTGCAGGTGGGCGGCGTGGTGAAGGACACGTTCACCTCCGCGCCGGTCAATAGCGGGCTCTATCTGCATAATATCACGCCGCTGCTGGTGACCGCCGGCGCGGTGCTCCGGGTGACGGTCAAAGTGACGCAGGTCAGCAACGACCTGATGTATTGGGAGCAGCAGGCCGGGCTGTTCGCGACGCCACCCACCTATTGTTTGGGCGCGGTTGGCTCGAAGGACGGTGCAGCGGCGGGCACCACCGCCTATGGCTGCCATCTGCAGTTCATTCCAGGCGTGGCCTCGCCGGATTGGGACGTGGTGGCCTATGGCGGCGCCGCAGCCGGTGGCGGCGGCCTGGAAGACGCACCCCTGGACGGGCAGACCTATGGCCGGCAGAGCGGCGCCTGGGCGGCTGTGGTGCCAATGGTCGGAGCCACGTTGACGAACGCCGCGAACGATGCAGCTGCCGCGACCGCTGGCGTGCCGCTCAATGGCATTTACCGCAATGGGTCCGTTCTCATGGTGCGCGTGACATAAGGGGTCGTTATGCCCAACGTCAAAATTAGCCAAGCCGCCGACGCCGGCACGCTGCTGTCCTCGGACATGCTGCCGCTGGCGCGGTCGGGCAATACCACCGCCTACCACGCGACGATGGCGGAGATCGCGACGTTTGCGAATGCCTCGGTTTCATCCGGTGCCTACGGCAACGTCGGGCGCAACCTGCTGCATAACGGGCTTTTCAACGTGCAGCAGCGGGGACAGGGGCCGTTCACGACATTTAACACTTACAATGCGGATCGGTGGACCGTGGGCGGTTCGGTCAGCACTTATTCGCTGACCCTTGGGACGCAGAGCGATGCAGGTCGTGCGCAGATCGGTGATGAGGCTGCGACGCAATTCATGGCTGTGCAGTTTACTGGCACGGCAGGCGCTGGCGACTACGTTATGTTGGCGCAGAGGATCGAGGGCGTGCGGAGACTGGGAAACAAAACGGTCACCGTCAGCTTTTATGCTGCCGCTACGTCGGGGACGCCGAAACTCGGCGTATCATGGGCGCAAATATTCGGCACCGGTGGGTCTCCGTCCGCTCCCGTGGTTAGCAGCGCAGGACAATCAGTTACCCTGTCAACGACATGGACGCGCTATAGCGTAACACTGACGCTGCCAAGCACGACCGGCAAGACGCTCGGCACAAACGGCGATGACGCGACGCAACTCGAATTGTGGATGACTGGCGGAAGCAATTTCAATGCGCGGTCGGGAAATGTCGGCGTGCAGTCCGGCTTCATCAACCTCTGGGGCATGCAGCTGGAGATCGGCGGCGCGGCCACGCCGCTGGAAAAGCTCGATCCGCGCATGGACGTCGCGAATTGCATGCGGTTTTTTCAGACCGGCACCATTCAACATGACAGCTACAATGCAGCTGGCGGCAGTTGGAGCGTCACGCTGTCGGCGATAGAGCTTATGCGCGCTCCGCCGACAATTACGTTTGCAGTAATTACCAACGCGAACTGCACCGTCAATGTTGGTCAATTGGGAGCGCAGCAGTTCAATATGTACGGGACGGTGACGGCTACTGGGCAATTCCAAGCGCAAGCTAACTACGACGCCGCGGCGGACCTTTGAGCCATGTTTGATTGGGCCGCCGCCCGCGAACTCTCGTGACACCACCCTTTGTCGTCTTCGCCCTGCCGCGGTGTAGGACGGCATGGGTATCAAGGTTCTTGTCGTATAAGGATTACCAGTGCGGTCACGACGAGCTTCGTCACTGCCGCTCGCTGGAGGATGTGCGGTCGTGGCTGGCGCAGCCCTATACCGGCACGGTGGAGACGGGTGCCGCCCCGTTCTGGCGGCTGTTGCCGAGGGACGTGACGGTTGCAGTGATCCGTCGACCGATCGACGAGGTGATGGCGTCGCTGTGGCGCGGCGGGATGACGTTCGATCCCGTGGTGATGGCAAAGCATCTGGGAGCGCAGGATGCGAAACTGCGGCAGTTGGCGCGTCGCCTGCCGGACGTGCTCTGCACCACGTTCGCCGATCTTGGGACGGAGGAAGGGTGCGCGCGGCTGTTCGAGCATTGTCTGCCATACCGGCACGACAGCGGCTGGTGGCGGGCGTTGGACAAGCTGAACCTGCAGGTGAGCATTCCGCATATGGTGCGTTACTTTCAGGCGCATGCGACGCAGGTCGAGAAGTTGCGACGGCTGGCGAAACACGAAATGCTGCGCAGCTTTCGCCGACCGGTGGAGCTGGATGGAGTGACATTTCGCCAGGAAACGCTAGCGCAGGTGCTGCCTGACATGGCGCGCCCGGCGGGCGAGGAATGCGTGGCCTTGGGCGAGCCGCCGGAGGTATGGCCGTCTCTGATGAACCTGCCGCTGCTGCAGCGCCTCGAGGCCGGCGGCGGCCTGCATATCTTCACGGCCCGCAGCAATGGGCGGTTGTTCGGTTATCTGGTGTCGGCACTCGGTGATGCATTCCATGCGCAGGGGCAGGTAGAGGCCGAGCAGGCATGGTTTTTCGCTGATCCGTCCTGGCCTGGACTGGGACGCAAGTTGCAACACGCCTCGATCCAGGATCTGCGGGAGCGGGGCATCACGAGGGTGATGATGCTCAACCTTGACGGCTCGCGCGCAGCGAGCTTGTACCGCCGGCTCGGTGCGAAGCAGACGGGACAGCGCTATGTGCTGGAACTGCGGTGAACCGCTTCACGCTTATTGCGCAGAACATCGACACCGGGCCGCTGCGCATCGAACTGGCCCGCAACGAGGCGCTGTGGGATTGCAACCCACAACGGCGCATCTATGTAGGGTCTCCGCATGCGGCCATGACCGACATCACGGCGAGGTATATGCCGGAGGATGAGATTACTCTGGATCGCCGTAGCGGGGAGCATCGCAACGTATTCTGGCCTGCGTGGCATGCGCTGCCGTCGTTGCGTCCAATCGTGTTCGGTCTGATGGCGCGGGTATCGGCCGTCGAGCTGGGCTCGATCATCATCACCCGCTTGCCGCCTGACGCCGAGATCCTGCCGCATTCGGATGCCGGCAGCTGGGCACCTGAATATTACCACTGCAAGGCGCATCTGACGGTTGTGGGCCAAGCTATGGTGCGGTGCGACGAGGACGAGTGCGAGTTTCTGCCTGGAACGGTGTGGACGTTCGATAACCTGCTGATGCACAGCGTCAGCAACACCGGCCGCGGCGACCGGATCAGCGTGATTGTTTCAATGAGGTGCGAATAGATTATACTCGCCGCATGGCTGACAGCAGACGGGTCCAGACCCTCGACGAAGTGTAGCCAGGCTGAACTGGCCATGGCGTTCGGTGTGAATCAAAGTACGATTTCTCGTATCCGATCCGGCAAGCGGCGCGCTCCGTGGTGCCGGTAAACCCATAAGGAGTACGTGTCACGCCCTGGACAGCAGCCGCCATTGGCGCATCTGGTGCGCTCAGCGCCGGCTCTAGCTTGCTCGGCTCCGGCAAGTCGTCGTCGGCGTCGAAGTCGGCGGCGCAGGACTCGTATTACTCGACGATGGCGTCGATCCAGGCCGAAACAGACATGTATGGCGCGGCCCAGACGGCGCTCCAGCCATACAATTGGGCCGGACAAGCTGCGCTCAGCCCGATGCAATCCATGGCGGCACAAACGCCGGCGGGCCAGCGCTATCTGGATCAGGCGAATGCGGCGCTAGGCCAGGTGGGCGGCTACCAGAATGAGGCACAGGGATACCGGAACCAGGCGCAGGGCTACCAAAACGAGGCGCAAGGCTACCTGACCCAAGCCGCGGGGATGAACCCGTCAAATGTGCTTACGCTACAGGGCCTTGAGCAAACGCCGGGCTATCAGTTCACGCAGCAGCAGGGACTGAAAGCCACCCAGGCAGCGGCGGCGGCGCGCGGGCTTGGCGTGTCCGGCGCCAGCCTGAAAGGCGCGGCGACCTATGCCACCGGGCTCGCCGATGCCACCTACTCGAACCGGTTTAACGAAGCGCAGACCTCCTATCAGGACGTGCTGAACCAAAGCGGCACGGCGATCAATCTCGGCACTGGCGCGCTCAATCTCAACACCGGGGCGCTTAATGCTGCTGCGGCGCAACAGAACACTGCGACGGGCTATCTGAACCAAGCGACGTCCGCCCAACAGCAGCAGCAGCAGCAGTACAACCAATATGCCAATCTCGCGAGCCTCGGTGAGAACGCTGCGGCGATGACTGGGCAGGCGGCAACGACCAGCGGCGGCCAACAGGCGTCTTCCTACGCGACCGGCGCATCCCAGTATGGAAACTATCTGACCCAGGCGGGCCAGGCGCAGGCGGCCGGCACGACAGGTGCGGCCAACGCACTCACCTCGGGGGTGAACAACTATCTGAGCTACAGCACATTGCAGGATCTGATCGGCGCGTCGGGCGGCACGACGGCAAGCGCCAACACGCAGTTCTCGAACCAATTGAGCGATGCGTTGTCGAACGTGACGCTTCCGTATACCCAGGGCAATACGTATTAGGGGACGAGGCGATGGCCTTAGGGGCATATCAGTCTGAGGCCAGCCGCGGCGGTGTGCTGAATGCGCTTGCCAACCCGCGGGTGGTCGATCCGGTCGGCGCGATTGGCAAGGCGTATCAGACCGCGCAGTCGATCTATCAGGTGCGTTCCGCCCAGGCCGATCAGGCGTGGGGGGCGGCGCTGCAGCAGGCAACCGACTCTGATACCGGCGTGGTGGATTACAAGCACGCCGCGGCGCTGGCATCGCAGAACCCGCTCGCCGCACAGGGCATGATGCGGAACCTGGCGACGGCGTCGAATATCCAGAGCCAGCAGAACGAACAGGTCGCCCAGCATTTCGCACTCGTGGCGAACCAGTCGGCGACGCTCATGAGGGACCCATCCGATGCCAACGTCAAAAGCGTGGTGCAGAACTTCAAGGATGCCGGCTATCCCGACAGCATGACAGATGCCCTGCAGACGCGGCTGCTGTCGATGTCGCCGGCGGAACGGAGCACGTTTGCCTACCAGCACGGCGTCGGCTCGCTCGGGTCGCTGGACCGGCTGAACCGGTTCACCGGTGCTCCGGCAACCTATCAGCTCGGCGGTACGGTGCAGCCTGGTGTCGTGGCCGCACCGGAGGCGGGCGGCGGGTTCAGGCCATCGAGCGGTGCGCAGCCGATGACGCCAACGCCGGAATGGCTGGGCGAAACCGTGCCGGTGCAGGATAACAACAAGACCCTGCCGGATGGAACAACGCCGAACCCTAACTATGGCAAAAGCACAAATGTTACGCGCGGCGATCTGCTGCGGGCCGCCGGCATCGATCCGAACAAACTCGCCGGGCCGCTGGGAACCGGGCGACTGCCGGCGGCTCTGCAGAACCCCAACAAGCCGGCCGTTGCGCCGGCAACACCGACCGACACCGCACCGGCACCCACATCCACGCCACCGCCCGCTGCTACCCCCATGGTACCACGAACGGTGAGTACCACGCGCTCGCCGGCGGACGAGGCCACCATCCAGCAGGCCGCGCCGCGGTTCCAGGCCGAGATCGACGCCGGGACCAGCGCGCAGAACCAGCAAGCGACGCTCGGCAACATGCTGGCCGACACCGCGCAGTTCACCACCGGCCCACTCGCCGGTATCGTCGGCAAGGTCCGCAATCTCGCCGGCAATCTCGGGCTCAACATCGACACCAGCGCCCAGTCGGCCAAGGAGAGTTTCAACAAACTGGCTGCCGGGCTGGCCAACGCGCAGGGCGCCGGCAGCGACCAGCGGATGCAGGTCAACATCAATGCCAACCCACATGAGGAACTGTCGCCGGCCGGCGTCGACCTGGTGACCCGTCAGTTGCAGGGGAATGCCGACTACGTCCAGGCGCGGGCCAAACTGGCGACGCAGTATCCGAACCGGGGCGACTATGCCGGCTTTCAGCAGAGCGTGGCCAATCTTGATCCTCGGGTGTTCCAACTGTCGCGGATGACCGCCGAGCAGCGGCAGACCTACTGGAAAAGCCTGGACAGTGCGGCGCAGAAGCAGGTCGGTGACGCCATCAGGAAGGCCAAGGATCTGGGCGTCCTCGGTGGCTGATGCCGGACCTTTCGCAATACGATCAGACGTTTCAGGACGCCGGGCAGGAGTGGAACGTCGACCCGCGTCTGCTCAAGGCTGTGGCGATGCAGGAGAGCGCTGGCAATCCCCGGGCTGTCAGCCCCAAAGGCGCCCAAGGGCTGATGCAGATCACGCCCGAGACGCAGCGCTACCTCGGCATCACCGATCCGAACGACCCGACCCAGAGTATCTATGGCGCGGCCAAGTATCTGAGCGAGGGGCTGGACAAGGAAGGCTCGCCGCAGGGAGCGCTGCTCTACTACCACGGCGGTCCGGAATGGCGGCAGAGTTTCGGACCCGAGAGCAGGGCCTACGTGCCAGGCGTCACAGCCCACTATATGGCCTTAGCGCCCTCGGGTGAGGCGCAGCCGCCGGACCAGCCGCTGCCCGCCGGCGGGGCCTCCCAGGGCGCGCAGCAGGGGCCTCTGATCTTGGGCGACAGCCTAGCATCCAAGGGCGGCCTAGGTGGCACCGGGACGGCCGGCGCGCAGCCCTCAGCCATTCGCTCCCAGGTGGCGCAGGCGGCCCAGGGCGGGGCCTACAATGGCCGGGATGTGGTTCTTTCCTCCGGTGCCTCAAACGCTCCAGGCGACATGACCAATGTCGAAGGGCAACTGGCAGCGCTGAAGGATGGGGGTGCCAGGAATATTTCATTGCTCGGCGTCGGCCCCGGCGTCGAGAGCAAGGCCCCCGGCACCAATACATGGCTGCAGGGGCTGGCGGACAAGTATGGCGCGCAGTTCGTGCCGCTGCCGACCGACCAGATGTCGAAGGATGGCGTGCATCCGACCGCGGCTGGCTACAAGACGCTGCTGGCGGCGGCGACGCCCAGAACAGCGACCGATGCCACGCCAGCACCCGCATCGGCGCCCACAGGGGCGGGGAAAGCTATGGCAAGCGATGACGCTCTGAGCCTGCTGCCGCCGGCACCGAAGCAGTCGAAGGGCAGTGCTGCGGCGGCGGACGATGCCGATCCGCTGAGCATGCTGCCACCCGCGCCGAAGCCGTCTGGTCCTCAGCAGCCAACTGGTCCAACGACGCCAGAGGGCGTGCCGACTACCGAGGAAGAAGCAGCAGGCGGTGTCTGGATGCCGCCTGGTTCGACAGCTAACCAGCCGATCGAGCCGCTGAAACGGATTTCTGAGGCCGCCGCCAGCGGCTGGCAGAATACGCCGTCAATCCTTTCGCCTGGTGCCGAGAATTACCTCAACACGCAGGGTGGCCCGATCGGTCGCTACATCACCGTCCCGGCGGCCAAGATTGCCGGCGGCATCCTCGGCGCCGGCGGTGCGATCAGCAGCGCCATCGGTCAGGGTGCCTATGAGGCAGGAAATGCCCTGGACCCGCGGCTTGGGCGCGATCTCTACATGCTCAACCAGGTGGCCCCTGCTGCGCTTGCTGGCGTTCCCGGAGCCGCTACGCCGCCATGGATGACACCTGATGCGGCGCGAGCTGCGGCGGCTTCCAGAGAGACGGCGCTAGCACCACCGCCTGCTGCGCAATTCGGTAAGACGGGCGGCCCACCGGTGGACATCAACTGGCTCACGCGGGCGGTGCAGGAAGCGGATCAATCGAACCTTCCAGCATCCGCTATTCCGACAGCAGCGGAGCGAGCGGCGACAAGGGACGCTGCTACGCCTGGCGCCGCTCCGGGAGCGGTCGGGGCTGAGGTCACAATGCCAGGGGCCGCGCGGCTCACGCCGGGCGAGGTGGACGCCTACCGGGCCACAGCCGAGGGCAAGAAGCTGCTGGAGAACCAGGTCGTCGGCGAGCCCGACCGCACCGCCTACATCCCCGGCTCCAATCCCAATCTGGCCGAACAGGAACAGACGGTTAATGCGTCGCGCGAACTGAAGTCGCTAGGCGTCGCCTCGGCTGAGGCCAGCGACGAGGCCAAACTGGCGGCGCAGACGAACAACGAAGCCCGCAAGGCCTATTGGGAGGACACCGCGAAATCACCAGTGGATGTCCAAAAGGCCGACGCGGCGCGAGAGGAACAGGCGCAAGCTGACCTCAAAGCCACCTGGGCCAACAAAACCGACGCCAATGCTCAGCCGGTCCTCGATACCGCCAACGCCATTAAGGCATCGCCTGACGGCCGCCGCCCGGCAGTGCGGTCGGCGGTCGACTCGATCACCAATGAACTGACGGACGCCGATGGCAACCTGATCACTGATCCGGAGCAGCTCTATGGCGTGCGTAAGCATATTGGCGATCTGTTGTCCAAGGAAGGCCAGCGCGAGACGCCGCTGGCAGCCAGGGCAACCGACAGCCTGACGAAGCTAAGAGATAGCCTGGACGGCGTGATCGAAGATGCGGCGCCTGGGTTCAAGCAATACCTGCAGAACTTCAGGGATGCATCCAGGCCGATCGACGAGATGCAGGTGCTGCAGGACACCGAGCCGAAGCTGTTCCGCGGCCCGCAATCCACCATGACATACAGCGATTTCCAGCGGTTCATGAAGAACGTGGTCGATATGCGCAATGCGCAGGGCGTCAACCCATACAAGTCGATCAGCGACGATACGATGCAGCGGCTGTGGAACCTGCGGGACGATCTACGCCGGTCAGCAGGGGCGCAGGAATTGGCGCGGGCGCCAGGCTCAGATACCGCATCCAACATCATCGATGCCATAAAGCAATACGGTAAGCTCGGTGGAAGCCTGGCCATGGACACGGCGGCCAGTCACATGTTCGGTCCGGTTGCCGGACCGGTGATTTCCCGCGGACTGCGAGCGGTGACGGCGCCGATCATAGCGCAGCGAACGGCACGAGCACAGATGGGAAGGATGCGGGAAATGCTGTACCCTAGCAACCCGCTCACGCCACCTCCCTAGCGTCGGCTGTAGACATCACGTACGTACTGGTGCAGTTCCGCACGATTGGCGTTCGAGTAAAGCATCTCATGCATGCGGCGGATCGTACGCATACGTTTCCGGTTAGCGCGCCATGCGGCGAACCAGAACAGCGCCGCTGCAAGTAGAACGCCTAAAATAAGGTGCATCTCACACCTACTTGTTGCAGTAATTAAACTGACCGATGCGATTGCAGGTGCTGCCATCTGACCCGTAAGTGAATTGCCCGATATGGTTATAAGAAGTGCCATCAGAGCCGTAACTGAACTGGCCAACGTGATTGTAAGACGTCCCATCCGACCCATAGGTGAACTGGCCGATGTGGTTGTATGTCGTGCCGTTCGAACAGTAGTCGAACTGGCCGATGCGATTGCAGGTAACATCCTGCGCCATTGCTGGCGAGACGAGCAGGACGGCGAAGGCAAGTGCTGCTGGTGTGTGTGTGGTCACGATCAATTCTCCAGTCGTTAGGGATGTGTCAGACTGGAAGCCGTCCAGCCTGGGGGCGGTGAAGACAGACCTCGGCAGCGCCGTCACCATCTTGCGGGGGTCGGCACCGCCGCCTTCCCACAGCGTCAACAGCAGTAGCCTAATACCGGGTCGCTCCGCGCGGCTGGTTCGGCAGGCGCATCGCGGCGTCGACGCCTTCCTTAGCCAAGGTATCCAGCCAGAGTTGCGCGTCAGCTCGCCTTTGATCTGCGTCGGCCAACCATTGGATGCGCGCCTGTTCCTGGCGAAGGCGCTCGGCCTCTTCCCGTTCGCGACGCTGCCGCCGCTCCCGATCTGACAATGGCTTAGGCTGCGGGCCACGCTGCCAAGGTTGTGGCCAAAACAAACAGCAGAGCACGACGATGATAGCAAAAAGAACAAGCATTTCAGGCTCCCCTCAAGCCTTCTTCTCCAGATCCGTCACGCGGCGGCCAACGTCGGTCATCAGGCCGGCCAGCGTGCCCATCAGTGTGTTGGTCGAGCGTGCGATTTCCGTCAGCCCGGCAATTGCTGTCGTCTGCCCGGCTACAGTGGCTTCGACATTCCTGATGCGCTCTATCAACGCTTCCTGTGCGCCAGTGATCCGGCCCATTAGCCGGGCTTCCATCGCCTCGAGGTGGTTGCGGGTGTCCTCGTCCATCTCACACTCCTTCGCGCCAAGCGCCCTTGGTGGCATCCAGCACAGAGGCATAGGCCAGCCATGTCTGGGCCTGCTGCTCGGTGAAGAACGCGCGGTCATCCATGCCGACCAGCCGGTATTGTTCGGCCAGCGCCATGTGCCCGCGGGCGATGTCCCGTGCCGCCGCTGGTGTCATCAGCGGCACGGACGGCAATCCGAATGGCGGTGTGCTCATCTCACGCTCGGTTGGGGCGGCGCCGAAACGCCGCCCCTCAGTGGAACCCGGCCAGGGAGATCCAGGCCAGTAGATAGATCACAGCCATCGCCCCAAGGGCAATGCCGATGACCTGTAGCACTCAGTTGCAGACC